GCTACTGCCGACTGATCCATACTCGATGTAATATTCTGCCCGACAAAGATGCCCAGGCCAGCATTCAATGTTGAGGCAATATAATTTGTCAATCTTGTATAATTATCCCCATTAACTGCAGCATTGAGAGAAGTATTGATTCCCCCTCGCACTGCCCAATATGCACCACCGGGAGCTGGATTGCAGATTACATCAATCCCAGCGCTAAAGAGTGCCTGCAAGTCTGCTGAGGAATAGGTATACTGTTGCGGCGAGCCAACAAGCCCTGCAGTCTGGGAACCGCTAATTCCAAACAACTGCTTATTCAAGGAACTCTGGCTCGGGTCGAGTGCTGCAATCTTCCCTGCTGCAAATGAGGCCGGGCTAACCAGTCTGGTCAGTTGATTAACTTGGTCATACCAATACAGCCAGTCTCCGTGCATTGCCTTTATACCGAAACTATCCAGCCCATCTGACTGGATATCAGTAATAGCCGTGGAAATGCTAGTCCCGGCAGCAAACGGCACCATAGCATACATGCCATTCGTCAAGGCAAAGCCCAAAATTGTAGACCACTGTGTCTGATCCGTAGCATCTGCCAAAAGCAAAACCGAAATATCTTGCTGCAGCAACGCATACATTCCTGTGCGAGGGACACCATTTGTCCCAACTTCTGTCGTGGTAGTTAGCCCACTCATTCCATTTGTGCCGCCTGTTAGATTATAAGTCGCAGCTGTAGCTGCAGTAACACCTGTGCTAGCAGTCGCAGAGATAAGTTGACTCACGCCCCTCAGCGGGCCTTGCCCATTATTAATAGCATTTGCCACATTTACCCAGAATGCATTACCCATCCCAGTAATATTAACAAATAGCTCATTCAACACACCAGGAAGAACAACACTCACATTCCAACTGGCACTTGCACCGCCAGCACTAATTATAACACTAATACTATTTCCCGTTGTGCCGCTATATAGTGCCGTGAATGTAATCTCACTCGGGCTCGTTCCAAGTGTATAACTCGCCTTCGTATCCGTTCCATCACTAACTCTCACAACAGAGAAAGCACTTGCTCCCTGTTGCTGCATAATCGCCACCGCCGTGCCTGCATCATAAGTGGCATTATTCAGTGCACCAAAATAAGTCTGGAACTCTGAATAACTCCCGATCGGGATCGGACTATTCAGTGGCCCCCACGAAGCACCACCTACAACTCCAACAATATTACTCGGCACACCATTGATTGCAGGCTGCGGCGGAACAATCAGCACATACAAATCGGGCACCACTAGTGCGGAGGTATTGATACTGCCAGCAGGATAGATGGGCATAGGTCTATTCCTCTACACTATAGAGTTCTGTTGGAGGCACAGGATTTGTGCCAGTAAGAATAAAGTTGCCATTAGCATCCAATATTGGATTACCGTTGGCATTTAATAACAAAGGCGATGCTGGCTGTTCTGCAATGGTCAAGCGTGCAACAGTCACAGGCGGCACCAATGTCACATATTCTACTGGGAAATCATATACTAAATTGATCTCCCTCAGCCATTCTCCCGAACGGCCAGTCACATCATCTTCACCTGTAGACATTATATCGCACAGCGTTGCAATTGATCCGTCTGCTAAATTCAGCCTATAGACATATGTAAGTCCAGCCTCTGTCAGTGCCACTGAGCTATCTCTCAATGCTGGACTCGGGCACCAGAAAGCAAGACAAAAGTTCTGCATTATTCTTGCTGTTTCAACTTGGGAATTACCACCTTGCTGAATAGCAACTTCAGGCAGAGCATTGCTATTTGGCAATGTAATAGTGGCTCCTGCGGATGAAGCACCAGAGATTAAATTGGCAACATTAGTTGCAATAGAATTAAGATTATCCGAGTTTGATACCGGATAGGCATAACCTATACCATGCGAGGTCACACCAATAAATTGACCAACAGCAGGTATGCCAGAAAAGGTGATAACATATCCAACCAATGTTGCTGTCAAAGTCAACACCGGCTCAGGCTGATCCTGCCATTGTCTTGGATAACGAGTCACATCGCGAGAAAGTCTCTGTATCGCTAAAACTCTCACCATCACGATGTTCTTGCTAACAGCCTGCTGAATATCTGCTTCAGTAGGCCATCCGCGTTCAATATTGACTGTTGCTCCCACAGTCGAAGCTTGCGTCGTGCCATTTGGATAAAAAAACAGTCCCAGGTAAGAAACTATAGCCGCCTCTACCTGGTAGGCATCTGCCATTAGTCTTAATCTTCCAATGCCGTTAAAGCATCAAAATGTGCCCGACCTAGAAGCCCAGCCAATTCCAACATTCGTATGTCTCCAACACTTCTTATAGAAAAATGCCTATTAGGATGAATTGGAATAAGCACCAAAGCCAGCACTTCACCCTTTTTCACTTCCTCTATACATTCTTGTAAATAAGCTAATATCTCATCCTTTGCAGGAGTTTCTGCTGTCTTAAACTGCACAACTTCACTACTCATGTCGGCCACATCTCTACTACCAATCTTGTTCCCAGCGGTGTAATCTCAATCCCATTCACCACATAAGTTCTACCCAGATCATCTGTAATTAAATCATTCCACTTCAAAATTGCAGCCTCTGCACTAATTCCAAGCCCTGCATTGATAATCTGCTGTGTCGCAGACGGCGGCAAAATTATCAGATAGAATTGCGTCAGTGCGTCAGTAGGCAAACCCATCTTCGGATCACGTGCTCGACCACTATTTCCAGGCACTCGCAATGAAACAGGCCATTGTGTGAGTATCGGCGTAGGATTGGAAATATCTGCCCCACTATAGCCACCATTTGCCCCTGGTGTTAGTGTGCTCGACAGTCGCCCTAAATTAATAACTCTATTTGTCCATACTGCATGAATGGAAACAAACCGCTCAATATCAGTAATGAAATATGTCCCTTGCTGCCCAACTAAATAATCCCCCGGTTCAAGCAAAGCATCAACCTGTGTAAAAGCATACCATCTATCAGCAGTTGTAAAATCCGCCGGGGCAGTAAACGTCAAGCCCTTATCCTGAGCAAACTGTGCCTTCGTAACTCCCATATAATTCGTAATTGACACCGGTATGTTAACACCACTCGGCCGATACCACTGATACTCATCGCCCAGCACAGTCGCTGCTTTAGCAAAGCCCTTATTAATCTTCTGCTGAATTGACGTTACAGTGGCCATTCCTCGTCATCCTCAAGCAAACCGTAACGCACCTGTATACTTGGCTTTTCCTGTTCCTGTCTCATTCCCTTCAAAGATTGGGATTTCGAGGAACTTACTAAGTCTTTCTTGCCAGTTCCTGTAAAGGGACAATCTCTGCCCGGCTTCATTTGCCCGCGCTTTCCACGGCCCGGCGGCCATGGTGTCAAGATTTTGGCTGGTTGCGGCCCATGCCCCTTCAAGTGCATCAAGTATCGCAAGATACCCCCAATAAGTATTCACTCCGTCAATCTGAGATGATGGCGCCAACTGTGACCCACTAGCAGTGATTTGCGGAAACAAGACCCCTGTCGATGTTGGCGTCCCGATAGTGAACCCCACCGGACTTGTAAACGCAACCTCCGCCAGAGGCACCTGCATCTGATTGAACGGCCCGGTCCCGAATGGCGCAACTGCATTTACCTCCGCAGCTTGCAACACTGTATTTAGTGCAGCATTGGCAGCTAAACGAGAAATAAACGTTGCTTGGTTGTCACCCGCTTGTGCTGCAGCACTTACCACCTGCGGAGATGTTATATTGCCGCCACTTAATGTTACGCTAATCTGATCCCCAGCATTCGGATTTGGCCCAACCAAGGCACACGCAGCATAGCCCAATCCTACGAGTCTTGCTTCCTCATCCGGATTGAGATTATTCATCTTCCATTCCAATCGGCCATAGGCTTGCAAAAACCTATAGCCAACAAATGCACTTCCCAACGAACCTCCTGCGGGAGAATTTTGCAATAGACCCGCTACTGGATAATCCAAATGCCTACGAATACCCGACTTCTGCGCGAAGTTTAGGGCCATAGCCTTAGTCCTCCGCTGCTACAGCATGAGTCACAGTAAAGTGCCTACGGCAATGTGGGCACTGCACCAAAGTATCATCTTCATCAACTTCCTCAACCGGCACATGTGCTGCAAGTAACACTCGGGCCAACTGCTCATCTTTCACCACCAGCCCAGCACGGAAAGTCTCCAATGCCGGACCAACTTGCAGTCGAAAATCTTCCTTAACAACTATCATCTTACACCATCGGCCTATCCTGCGACACCATTGCCACAAGAATATCGCTGTCAAGATTATACGCCTGGCCATAATAGAAAGCCATGGTATTGCCATTGTAACTATAGTTAAAATTATTGGCGCATACCACCGCACCACTTCCACCCGACAACGCACCATTCGAGGGAGTGAAAGTCAAAGAAATACTTCCAGTATTAGTCCCACTCAAGACTGCAAAATTCCCCAGTGGACCATTCCAGTTAGCAATAACTTCCGCCTCAAGTGCAGAACTACCAGAACCAGATGTTGCCCAAACAGTAGAAATATTAGCCGCCCTCAACGCCGTATTCAGCGCCGTGACCAAGCCTTCTGCAACTGTCTGCACTGTATCACTCGTCACACAAGTATAAGTCGCACTAATTGCCCCGCTAGGCAATTGCCCCTGCGTGAGAGTCAGTGTTACTGTATTTCCCGCTGCAATCGTGCCACCAATCGTCACTAACGCAGTTGCCGCCACCCGCGGATAGTCATTCACAAATCCCTGCGTAGAAGGCATATCCATTCCGCCACTAGCATTAATAACAGGGCGGTTGAAGTTTGGAATAAGAGTCGGGCTGAGTGGATCATACTGACCCGGGCGACCCTGATACGGTAGGGGCATGTTACTTACTCCTTAAAGTCGCTCTGCCAATAGGTGTCATCTTCTGCCCCATAGCTTCCCGCGCAGTAATACGCTCGCGATGTTGCATATGACCGGTAACCTTATCCCAGTCTTTCACGAGCGCATTATCTGGCAGACTATTATCTGGGCTTGACCCTACAGCCTTAATGGAATGTTTTCCACCGGCCAGGTCCTTCATGTTACTTACTCCCGCCGAAATGCCCACCAACAGCACCAGCGAAGGGCTTTGTGCTTCTATCACCAGGATTACCAGGCGGATTACTCACCCCACCTTCACCGATAACCTGCATATCAGCAGCAGTTGCGGGGCTCTGCTTTCCAACACTAACACTGGTTGCAGCACGACCGCCAGGGCTTGCGCCACGAAGCGAGGTAGACATATTCTTGGAAGGCGGCTTCATTTGAGTTACTCCTGTTTGGTGAAAAGAGCCCACGTTTACCTAGGTAACAATGGGCTTATGGAATCCAAGTCGTGCCATTATATGTAAACACTGTTGCTCCGCCGCCCACTAATACTGAACCACTTGATCCAGCAATAGTCCCACCATTTGGTGAGACCTGACAGTTTGCCGCAGGCACAGCATTTACCACAATAACGACATTCCCACTTGAAGGACTCGCTGGTAACAGCACCGTCGAACCGTCCATAACAAACGCCAAGTTTCCTGCGACTAGTGTTGCCCCGCCCGTTACCGAGACAACCGTCAGACTAGCTGCTGTCGCAAGGGCAGCAACCAATCCAAGCGGATCACGTGCACCGCCAGTTGCAAGTAGAACCGCAGGAAGTGTTGCAGAAACTGCAGCCATAACCCTAACTCCTATCCCTGCGGAAAAGCTTAACCGGCAGTCTCAATAATCACAGACCGCTTGTAAAGTGCGCTACTTGCAGTCGGGATAATCGAGGTCGTTGCAGTCAAGTCCGTCGGAATAGCAAAGTCACCAATCCAAGACCAGGACAGCGACATAAACTGCTGCAACCGATCCAACGGTGGGCGGAAGATATGAGCAACATTATTCACAAGTCTCACATCCGCAATCGGATTGACACCCTGGCGAGCAAGCCAGTTTTCCAATCCTTCAAAGTCGCCTTCAATCATAGACTCTGCACCTGCCACGAGCACCCTACGAACATTCACATTCGTAACTGCTGCACCCGTTGCAGTACTCGTCGTATACCCAGAAGTCCCGTTAATCATCTGCCCGGCCATTTGCACATACGACTCCGTCGTAGGCACAAATGTCAAACCGAGAAGCTTGATGACATAACCAGTCTTATATTCACTCGACTGATCACGACCTGCAAATAGAACCTTGAAGTCCTGATCTGCCCAGAGCTGACGCTCGCTCTGATTGTCTAGAATAACATGATACGTGCCATCTGGCATCATCGGCACAGCATTGTTCTTCAAGATCGTCTGAGCATCGAGCAGATATCCGAGCGTCAGAGTATCACTGCCATTCATCTGTGCAGTCGTCAGATGGCCGCCCGGGCGGATGATCTGCGGAGCATTCGCCGCAACCATCTGATCGCCATTGACTGGCAAAGTTGCAGTATTGAAGGTAAGCATACCACTCACACCATCAGGGCGCTGAGAATGGTTCGTTGCATCTGCAACTGCAGCCGTCACTGTCAAAACCTGATTAACACCAGCACTGACACTCTTCTCCGTTACCGAGATAGGATTGGCAGAGCTAATCCCAGTCGGCACACCATTGACAAGCACATACAAAAAGCCACTAATATCATCAACATGTGCAGTAGTGGTGCTACCTGCACCCAAATCTGTCCGCACATAGGTATTGCCGCCCATATACGAAGTGTAAATCTTTTTCCGTGCAATACGCTCCATAGACTGAGCAGCCTGCACACCATTGTTCCGCGCAACACGGATAAGATTATTCGCAATTGACGTCAGATCACCAAGTAGGTCCACATCCGTGGTATCGCCATACTGGAACATCGAGAAGACATACTGTTCCAGCGTCGCATCACTCGGAGTCAGGCCATTATCGAGCCCCGTATTGCTTGACGGATTAAGCGGTGTTGTCACCGGCACTTTCCGCCCCGTGCGGGTCCGAGTCAGTGTTTCGCCGATCCTGTTCGGTACAGTCTCCGGCAGTGCCAGTCGCCGATATGCCAGGATCGAGTCAAGCCCTTCCTCAAACTCTCTCTCCAACATACCCTGCTGGACCATCGCCTGCAGCTGTGCGGGCAAGGTTTCAAAATTTGCCATTTGTCTAACTCCTATATGCCCGTAAAACTTAGGCTATGGTTGAGCTAATCCCTAGCTCAGTGGGCCGTTGTCCGCAAGTCACGCATCAAGGCTTTCTTATGTGCTGTGTACTGTTCCGGTGTCATTTTTCTGACATCAATAGCACTTGCACCACCCGTTCCACCTGCGGCCGGGGGCGCAGCTGCCCCTGTCTTAACAGGTGGCGTGGTAGTCCCGCCACCTGTGCCACCTGTGGCGCCACTTGTCCCTGCGGATGTGGCTGTAGTTTCAAACCACTCGGGCTTTTTCACCTTCAAATCATCAAAGGCTTCTTTAATCCCGGTAACTTCATCGTCGTCACCGAGTTTAATCTTCGTCCGATCTAGGAGAGGATGCAGAAGCAAGTCTACATCCTTCAATCCCATCTCTTTGGCCTTTGCACGCAATTCAGCATTGATGAGCTTTTCTTGCAACTTCGTCAGCTTCGCCGTGACCTTGCCGACTTCAGTCTGAACCTTTGAGTCAACTTCCGTCTTATGAGATGCCAATTCCGTCTGAGCAACAACAAGTTTATCTGCAACATCCTTCCGGGCGACTCGTTCGGCTGCAAGTTCAGCTCTAAGATCAGCAACACGCTGATTGCCGCTATCAGTAGAAGCAGTTCCAGAACCAGCACTACTGCCAGCAGAACTTCCGCCACTTGCCCCTCCGCCTGCAGCTGCACCTTCACCTTCGAAGCGAATACTAGTAAACCACTTAAGCATTTCAACTCATTCCTTAATGTTGAGTTCCAAGACCTGGGGAGATGTAGGCATTTCCAGCCCCAACTGTGCCAATTCCTACAAAGGCAACTTGAACAATTGGGTCACTAGCAAAACCACCAACACCACTAATGCCAAGCAATATACTTTGCCCAGGTCCTACTGGCACACCAGTTGTGATAAGTGGTGTCGCTGTGTATAGGTTTGTTTCTGTAGCAAATGCCACCAATATCACCGCGGAAGCATTTCCATTGTAAATCAACACCGAGTCACATGAGTTGATACTAAACAACGAATTTGCAGTCACACTTGGCAGTGCATTCTGTGTTGGCTGATTTGGAGTGAACGGAACAACGCTACCGGTGCTCATCCTTCATCTCCATTCTTCCAAGGTTCTGGCTTTTCTAGCCCACGAGGATTACAACAATCAGGACAGACATATACATGTTCCGGGCATGTCAAAATAACTACCATAAACAAAAACCCTCTATTCTTACACCGAGGGCAGTCACCGCGTTCGAGTTGGATCTCTTTCAGTCTTTGCGAGATGCCCGACGCATCATCTGCAATAAAATCTACCATCACACTATCTCTGCTAGTACATCACCTTGGCCCACAACATCACCAAGTTCAGCCATCCAAGTCACCACTCCATCGCACGGCGCCGTAATACGGAAGAACACTTTCATGGCTTCGACTTCACCAATAGGCTCATCTTCCGTGACAATTGTTCCATCTTCAACATGCTTCAATGCTAGTGTTCCAAAAGTAGGACTCTCAACGTCCACTACTTCTTCCCTCGCATTGTCTTGAACGCCTTCGCGAGATTGACTTCCTTCTTCAATCTTGTCGAACCGCTCTTTGCGACCTTCGACATCTTGCCCATGTCAATATTACCACTCTTATTAATAGCCCCACGTTTCTTTGCAGCTTTACGCAACGCGCCGGGACGTTTCACGACTTGGCTTCTGGGTTTGCCGAACAATGTTCCACTCTTAGCCATAATCATAACTCCCTGCGGCCTTCGGGAAGGCTAGACCACCTTCAAGTCCTTCTCACGAAAATTCACCATAACCAGAGGTGCTGTTGTTCGCGACAATAAGCAAACAATCAACCCGCCCTCTGCCCCTGCGGAAAGCCAAAAACTACCCGTAAAAGCACTACACATAGGAAAAATCTTCCTCCCTTTACCATTATACACGTCTAAGTGCGCCCATGCCCCTGAACTAATAATCTGCACAGAATATAATTCTGCATCTCGGCGTGAAATTCGAAACTTTCCATTCTGGCACAGTTGCACTGCACGCATGAGCGAGCCCGGCGATGCCGGCACATACAGATCAATAAGGCCCCAATCTTCTAAACTCACTTCACCTTCGCCTTATATGGCACCCAAACAAGGCTCGCCATTGCGGGAGTGCCGAATTGACCTCCGAGATGTCTAACAGTAAGTCCATGATTGAAGCCGGCATCAAGCATCCAACTACCCATAACAACAGGATTTGCTTTGAATAACAGTTTCCCATTACCAAAATAATTAGGCTTTTCGATCAAATCCCAGCGAAATTCTCCGTTTTCTTCCGGAACACCGTCGAGAATGAGTAAATTTCCGCTTCCCGCATGAGTGCATGCTGTAGTTCGGAATGTTCCGGGGCCTTTTTCAAGAACAAACTGTCCTTTCCGATCCAAAACCCAAACTTTTCCACCCAATGCTGGCATTGGCATGGCCGTAAGATCAATATAGCCTGGCCCGTCTACTTCATAAGGGTAAAGTTGAGTTGCACTCATTATCTATTACTCTGTTTCACCTTAATCGGGGGATAAACTCGCCAGAATGGGCCATTCGCACCCATTACTCCATCTTTCTCGCCTCCGGCAGCATTCGGAATATCATCTTCTGGCCCAGGCGAAGCAGTACCAACAGTGTCGTCAAGTATTCCAAGGTCCAAATTAGCCTTCAAATAGGCTGAGGCAATATCTCCCTCCAGCAAGGGTGGCACTGTTGGAATACTTTCACCTTCAGAAGCTTTTGCACCTTCAACAGCGATCGGTGTAACTGCCACTTTCAGTGCATTAACGATATTGATAAGATCGCCTGGTGTGGGCTGATAAATTCTCGGCCACTGCAACCAGATTTTCGAGACGTCGATCGTTTTGTCGAGGGTCTGAATAATCTTGCAAATCAGTGGCAGTGCCCCACCTTCACCATAGGTATTCCGCCACTGCATTGCAGTGTCATGTGAGTCTTCGTCTACATACTCCATCGCCCGACCGCTTAGCGGTCCCGGCATTTCAGACAAGTCCTTCTGCACTACTCCGATCTGTTCGAGAGCAAATTTCTTCAGCGCCTCAACTAATTTAAGGGCCGTCTCCGCCCCCGCGCCCGTCATTTCGAGTAGCTTGGCATCACCTTCGCCAAGCATTTCACCGTCCTCGCCTTTCTGCGCAGCAGCAAAGGCCAAATGCACAACAGGAGTACGGGTTAGACCTTCCGAGTTTTCGTTAAGAATAACTCCCCGTGTTACAAGTTGTGGCGCGCAATTATACCGTGCCCCGCGAGAAGCTTGAGATAGAAGATAATCCATCTCGATGGAATTGGGAATTGCATCTTCCCAGAGTGCTGCACCATCGGGTGCGGCGACGCCACCAGGATTGCAAATCCAAATAGCTGGAACAAAACCCAAGTTATGGTCGATGACTGTAGCAACCACCAAGCTCGCACCCGGTTCCCGAAAGCCGTGCACTGGGTTCCAGTCATCTTCAAGAACTGGATTATAGGTGACTTCTTGTTTCATCATATAGTCACGAATAAACCAATACTTCCGCCCAGGCAACAGGTCTTTGAAACCAAGCGCCGCGAGATCATTCGTAATGGCAATGTAGTGGATACGCAACTGAAGCAAATCACCAAAGTCGTCAAATATCGGTGAGCACCAGACCGCCCGCCAGACTTTCAAGCCGATCTTTTTATCCTCGACTCGAAATGTAACCGCAACACTGCCAACAGAACCTCGATAAGCTGCCTCGAACATAACAGGCCAGATATGAGTGCCTGTTAAGAGTGCGGAGATTTTCTTCTCAATCTCGTTGCTTTCTGCTCTCACCTTCGGAATATGCCTACCAGCGAATAGCTTGCGTGAAACCTGCCGCGAAACATAACGAGGCAGTTTATATTGTGCAGATGGCCTGCGGCCCTCTAGTGGAATAAAATCCCCACCGGCTGTTTTTTCATCATAGAAGGCAAACTTCAAGTGATTGTAGAAGGTTCCATCAAGAAGTTTGTCAAAAATGGTAAGTTTCCGCCAACGGGTGCCCTCTCCGGCCCAATCTGGAAACTCCATCTTGTCAGATATCTTCTTGAACATTACTTCAACTCATCTTCCGAAGTGATCTCTCGTATATGTTCAGCCACTTCGATGAGTCTTGGATTTCTCACCGTCTTACTTTTCCGCGCGCGGGCCAGGGCTTTCCAAGCCTGCTCCTTCGGAATAACTGAGCCACACCCGCAACTGCTATTCTCGAACTGCATATCGACAAATAGCAAATAGTAGGTTTTAGCCTCTAAAAGCCCGGCCAACAGAGGCATTTTGTTTTGCTCTATCCACAGCATCACCAAGATCACGAATGGTTTTTGGGATAATTTTTCCTGTGAGCAAATTATCAATCGTATCTCGGGCTTTGCCTTCGGGCGTCACGCCGTCAGCACTTTTTGCATCATCGGGCATTTGTTTATCTTCCAAAGATATTCAACACACCAGGTCGCCAGGTCTTTGCAGTTTGCATCCAATTAGGTTCTGTCGGTTTTCGATATAGTTTCCATGCTAAGGCAAGAGCACATACACAGTCGTCATGCTCGCCTTGGGCCGCGGCATATCTTACGCCTGTGCGGGTGTATTCATACTCGAAGGAATATAACTCCTTCGGAATATTATATGGGCTATTTGGCGGAAGGTTATATAATTGATCTATACCCGGATAGGCAATTTCTTGGCTTTGAATAGCAATTGCAAGTGCTTCCATTAATTGTTGTTTGCTTACAGAGGTAAACTTAAACCCCCGCATAGTTTCGGGAGCTTCGAGTTGGAGAAACTCCAACAGCGCATCACCTACGCCAGTACTATCCACAAGTGACGGAACCTTGCCGGATATTGACAATATCCGTTTGATCGTTTCTCGCCAAGGTGCGTGCCAACGATGAAACTCACAACATCTTCCATGCTTGTCTAGGCCAATACCTACAGTCCAATCGTTTGACTTCGCAACGTCCCAGCCCCAACATACCGCAGGGCCAAGGCTAAGCGGCATATAGCAATTTCTAATATGACTTTCGCCGAATGGGTTCCCACCATCATCAGCAGCTTCTGCCTCGTAAAGTTCCTTAAATACTTGCTCTGGCAGATGCCGCCGTGCATCTTCAACCTCTGCTGCATCCAACACACCGGCAGCAATAGCATCCCGTGCGACAATCTTCGCATAATGCATATTGGTTTCATTGGGATACTCTTGCATTTCTCGCTCGGCCGTTCGGGCCATAGCGAAAAACCAATTCTTTCTTCCTTTCACATTGCCGATAATACGGGCTGGGCCGCGAGTTGCTGTAAGTGTCGAACGCAAAGCGTGCCAGGCGGCTTCTCTTACGCGACTTGCTTCGTCAATAATTGCAGCGTAGACATCTTCACCGTATAGCTTATCCGGCAACTCGCCCGATTTAAACCAAATCACCGCCCCCGATGACATTGTCACAGTTAAATCTGTTTCGTTCTTATGTATAATACCACCAGTTATGGTCTGGCATAGTCTTGTATAGGCAATCTTGGCCTGGTTGTAACTCGGTGCTACCCACCAATAATTATAACCAAGTTTCCCTTGAAGGGCCTGCTCTGTAATCCAGACAATACAAGCGACGGTTTTACCAGCCTTGGTCGAAGCCTCGATCAAACCCCAGCGTTTGTCGTGGAAAATCGCAGCTTCTTGCTTTGGATATAGCGTCGGCCGCTCATAGACAAACTCAGAAGCATTCGTCACGTGCCGGTGCCGGGAAGAAAGCAATAAATCTGCACATCTCCCTCAGGGTATAAGTTATACCAAACAATGGCATGTCCAGTTGGGTTTGGTCCGCCTGCGGGATTGACGAGCATCTTTTGTTTAATCTTTCGCCACTGGCCACCAATCCAGACTTCATAATGATCGCCGCTTACGCGCCAATCTTTGGACTTCAAAATATGTCCATCAGATATAGAACAGCACCAGGCCCCGGTTACGGAATGCTGGTTATCGAACCACTTATGTAGTGGACTATTCAGATCAGTCCCTGGTGGGGGACGGCCAGAGACCGCGGAGGAGAAAAAAAAAGCCCTGCTGTTATCAACAGGGCTAGTTTGACCTTCTGGGAGGAAACATCCGAAACGCACACACAAGCTATCCGAGATACTCCAGCAGGATGCCGGCGGCATGGCCCGGATACGGGTATATGTAGGTATAGATAGGACAAGAAGTCAATGGCAAAACGCAATGGGAGAAGAAGGTGGGAAAGGATGGGCTTGAACATTATAAATTCCCTATTCAATCTGATAAAAGGCGAGCTTGAAGTTGCTCGACTATAGTTGAGTCTTTTGCCAACTCTTTAGTTATTGCCGCAATTCCTTGCTCATGCCAACGCACAATCCCGCGGCGGTCCGCCCCGAGAACTTTTGCAAGTCTCATCCAGGAATATAAATGCTTTTGTGTAATGGGCGAAACCAGCGCCCGTGCTCCGACAATTCGTCTAACTACAAATCTATCCTGTGGAATATGTCCTAACCACTCAAATACCAAATCCATGTGACTGATTGCTTGTGAACCTGGCATTGCCGGGCGGATTTGAATATCATTATAGCCATAGGCTTCGATGGCTTGCCGGACAAATTCAGGCCAGAAGGTTTTTATACCAATAGGCCCCGGGCGGCTTAATCGCAACGCTAACAATGTCGCGCCGGCCTTTTCAAGATGATAAATTATAGCTTCATTATCGAGTTTAAATTTTGTTCTTTTTACTGATTTTTCTTTAAAGGCAAGAGCCTTTGTTATACTCAGCGGCGACGCCCCGTCCTCTGCCGCGTTCCAGCTTCTAATCCCTGACATCTGTTTTGCCTTTTTCATAGTGGGAACTTTCCCTTTCCTAGCCAATGTAATACAGGTCTGGGAAAAGGGCTTTGCTTGGCATTTGTTAAAGTATCACATATCCACAAGCTTCCACTATGTAATTGCTTTGCTACAACAATGCCCCTTATTGGCATTTGATAGATAAATTGCAAAATTGGAGTGTATAGTAATTCAATCTGTTGCCAGGCTTCCTTATTGTCGGTTAGTTTACACTCAACAAGATAAATCTTTCCATCTTCCTGCCAGAAAATATCCGGCGAGCAATACCCCAACCCATACATATCTTCAAATACGAACCAGGCATTGTGCTCAGCAAAATTCAGCCCCTTCGCAACCTTTTTCTCGAAAGTTACACCCTTGGCTTTGGCACCGGTGTATCTTATCCTCGGCCAAGGGTTTATGCTTCTTTCTGCCCAACGTAAGCGTGTTATTACGCGGGGCATTAGGATTTCTCTTCCTCACTTGTAGTAGTTGCGGCGCCTTCGATCGTCCCTTCAATAGTTGGAAGGATATCATCTTTGCTGGTTAAGGGTCGGAAGTTAAACGTAATCTTTGTCGTGCCACCCCCGCCATCAGCGTTTTTCAGTGGTGGCGTTACACTTCTATCCCCCGCCATTTCAGACAATAGCCGTAGCTCTGCCAAGGGTATTTTCTTCTCAATATCATCCTCCACCCTGCGGATAATCTCATCCGTAGCAATGCGATGTAGAAGCGCCATTTGTTTCTGCGCCCCCATCCAGATATCTTCCTTCTGCTCCTGATAATACGCCATTAACTCACAAAAGGCCGGGTCCTCCATTAGGCGTCGCAGCCTCGCCCCGCTCGTGCCCATAATCGCCGCGACCTGCGCTACGCTCTTACCTTCGCCCAATAGCCTAGCATATGTATGATGAATACCTTGTATCTCCGGCAGCGTCGAAACCTTTGCCGGTGGTGCCACAGGCGGCAACGCCATATCTAGGTCACTCAATTCCCTTACAACCTCAAGCCCGAGCCCGCCCTTCGGACGTTCGCTTCTCGCCGCCTCGGTGATCTTCTGCAACAATTCGATCGACATAACATTTATCCTCGGCACTATGTCCTGCGGAGTAGTGAAACACCGGCACGCCTTATATATATAGCTCCCTTCGGGGGCGGGGTGGTATGATGAATTACAACGGCCCACTATTACCTAGGTAACAATGGGCCGTTCACCGTCACCTATGATATTCAGCACCTTCTTACAACCTTCGGAAACAGTTGTGGCGCACACTGCGGCTGGTAATAGTAATGGGATAGTATGGGCTCGTATGTCCTACGGATTGCTGACGGTGTGGACACCTATTACATACCCTCACAGTGCGAAATGAAACCACCCCCCGTTTCGCTTGCAACTACACGATCGTTGCCGAGTTGAACGACGCAACGTTGCTTGCATGAACGACGCAACGACTACATGGTTGCGAGCGTGACAACACACGTCGGCGCGGTGTAGTTGCAAGCACAATGAATGATGTTGACTAGACGATATGATGCTATGCAACTACGCATCGGTGTATGTTGCGCGCTGCGCCATTACAACACCAGCACGCACCGATCATGGCCACGCCGTTTGCGCTGCAGTGTGCGGTTGTTTTGGTTGCGCCGCAGGCACTTCGGTTGCAGGTGGTGTAGGCTGCAACGTGGCGGACAATGCCCGTGCCATAGCATAGGTCACGATCGCAACCGCGCCTAGAACATTGCCCGGCTGGGTGCCTATATCCAGCCCACGTTATACTCATATATTCATCATACTGTATGTAATTACAAGCAAACAGTATGAATATACTGTATCACAGGAAACAACTGGTTGGGATTTTTGTTCTCGTATGTCGTCCAAAAGTTCAATTTCGTATTGACTGTTAAATGTAACCAAAAGTTAATGTCCCACGTTATCGTTCTTCTATATGTTATATTTTTTTTTTTTTAAATAACACTCCACCAGTCTGACAGCCTGCGGCGCGCCTGCGGTGCGCCTGTGGCTCTTTATGACAACCAGTATAACGTGGGCTCGATATCCCCACCGAAGCGGATAATGTTCTAGGCGCGGCATATATTGTGACATATGCCGTCCCATGGTTTCTGCCAATGTAATACCATGACCTTCACCCATGCCATACCATGACCATATCCCATCATGCCGCCCCGCGCAACGTCATCAACAGCACGCGGTGGCATCAACAGGAGTCAACACAATGGCAATCACTCAAGATCGTTTTGAAACATTACTGCAAGTCGCAGAACGTATTCGGAACGGGTATGATATGTTGCATACGGCAGTGTATGAAGAATTACACGCGATAGGGACAGGGAAACATACTGGAATGCAAGCAGTTAATAGTATCATTGGAGCAATGGAAGCGGCAAGACCTACAATTAAAGAATTGACTCTACTCGGCATGGAACGCGCGAAGTTTAATCTAACTCATAACGCAAACGACGCACGGAGGAATCGTAGGCATAAGATGATTGCGTTACAGGAACAGCAGCAAGCTGAGGGGAGAATAAATGCCGAATATGAAAGGAGTCTATTACGAGGTGATACCATGCAACAGCCCCCCGAAGGGGGGAGCGGTGGGATACAGACGCATTCTACAACACAGACAACATATGAGAAGGAAATGAAAGAGTATGAAGAAGCACAACGCGCGTGGAGAGAACAAGTTGCCAAAAGCGACGCCCTTCCGGAGGGACCTACGGCGCAGGATGATGATATTATATAACTCACATATTATATAAC